AAACGCTTTGAACGTGATTTATACTATAATGATTATAAAATGCAGTTAGCAATGTATCAAGACCAATATGATAAAGATACAGATGCTTACATTGTAGCAATAGAAACCACAACACCATTTAATGTACAGATATATAAATTAGATGATAGTTTATTATTTAAAGGTTGGATGGATTACGATTATTATACAGATAAATTTAAAGAATGGAACGGAGAACCTCAAGGTTACTCAAGTGATATTGTAGAAGTAAAAACAGAAGTGGAGGAAGTGTTATGATTGCTTTTAATAATTATGATGGTGATGTTGTTTTTAGAAAACTTAAAAATAAAAAATTAGATGATTATAATAAAATTATTGAATCTGCTGAAAAACATAATTTAATAAAATATAAAGAATTTGATTTTGAAGATATAAATTTTAAAATAAAAGTACCTGAAATAGAATTTGAAGTAGAATCAAAAATTCCAAATATGTGTTATGGTTGGGAGATTGAAGATGGAATTAAAGATGAAAATAAATATTTACATTATTATTCTTATGAAAAAATTTATCTTATAAATTATTTTAATGAAATAAGTGAATATAATGATAGTTATAATACAAGACAATTTAGCACAAATAAAGATATCAATACTTACATAGCTTTATATAAATATAATTTATTGCCAGATTATATTACAAATGTATATTATACACAACAAGATAGTTATAATACATTTAAAAATTCATTATATAAAAACAGAATATGTTTTTTACTTTATAATAATTCATTTAATAATAATTTATTTTATGAAATAGAATTTGATAAATTTTTTAAGTTAGATTTTAAATATTTAAGTTATGGTTTTAAGTATAATTTTAAAAAATGTACAGGTATAGACATAGTCAATATAAGTAAAGAAAAACTTAAATATAAATTATATGATTTTATATATAAATATCATAAAGAACAATATGAAAAAACTCAAGAAGGTATAGAAGAATTAAATAGAATAAGAGAAAGAGAGTATAATAAATTAATTAAAAAATTTAAACCACAAGTTTGTTATATTATGAAAAATAAAAGTAATGGTTATTATAAAATTGGCAAAGCAAATAATCCTTTACAAAGAGAAAAAACTTTACAATCTGAAGAACCATCTGTTGAATTAGTAAAAATTTTTAAGAAAGATTATGAAAGTGAATTACATAATAAATATAAAAAACAAAGAAAGAGAGGTGAATGGTTTGATTTAAATAAAGTACAAGTTAAATACATTTGCAAACATTATAAATAATAAATTATGAAAAAACTTGCAATAATAGGTGGTTTATCTTTAATGACTGCTGGTGCAACTAATATGATTATGCACAAACAAAAGTTAGATTTAAATCCTAATACATTTGCAATAGCTACAGGAGGGTTTTTTGTAGCTGTAGGAATAACATTTAAATTTTAATGATAAAAAAAGAATGGCATTTTATGTCAGATTATAAACAACAAAAACAAATAACAATGGATAAAAAAGAAGAAACAATATATTGTGGTAGTGGTAAAGTTATGAATGCTAAATGGTTAAAAGTAACTATTAATCCTACTAAAATCGCTGATTACATACAAGAGTATAATGGTAACAAATTCATCAAACTAAATATTAATTTAAAAGATGAAGCTGACCAATATGGTAAAGATGTAAGTATTAGTGTAGATACTTGGAAGCCAGATGCAGAAGCACCTAAAGCTGAAGCAAGTAGTACTTCAAACGATTTACCCTTTTAAGTATTATGAAACAATCAAAAATCTTAACCGCATTGGGTTTGAGTTCGTTGGATATACAAAATATGTTGATGAACGGACTAACAATGCCAGAGATAGCAAAGAAGTATAATATAACTTATATTTCATTGGTGCAGGCATTTAAAATCCAAAAGAAAGATTTTAAGTATATTGATTATATACAACCAAAAGAAGAAGTGAAGGATATTAAAAACGTATCCTTCGCTTTTGATAAACTATACACAGAAGAATCACTTAATGAAAATGAATTATTAGCATATTATAAATACGAACAAAAAAACAAAGCATATTATGAATGATAAAATTAAAAACAAAATAAAAAAAGAATTAGATAATTTAACATTTGATGAAAAAGTTAAATATATAAATGATATAAAATTTTTTTTACATCAAAATAGTCCTTTTAAAAATGAACCTGTAGATTATGTTTCTTGGGTTAAATCTGAGGATGTAGTTTCAAATGATTACAACCCAAACAAAGTAGCACCACCTGAAATGGAGCTTTTAGAAGTTTCAATAATGAATGATGGTTATACACAACCAATTGTTACTTGGGATAATCACGAAAAAAATAAAATTGAAGTTATTGATGGGTTTCATAGAAATAGAGTTGGTAAAGAATCAAAAATTATAAATAAAAGAATTAATGGTTATTTACCTGTTGTTAACATAAGAAAAGAACAATCAAGTAAAAATGACAGAATTGCTTCAACAATAAGGCACAACAGAGCAAGAGGTAAGCATCAAGTAAATGCAATGAGTGAGATAGTTGTTGAATTAAAAAACAGGAACTGGACAAATAAAAGAATATCAAAACAATTAGGAATGGATGAAGAAGAAGTTTTAAGATTATGCCAAGTAAGTGGATTAGAGCATTTATTTAATGATAAAGATTTTTCACAAGCTTGGGAATCATCTGATTATATAGAAACTAATTACGAATTATTGACTGATGATGTAAGTGATGTTATTGACTTATATAAGATACCACTTGAAGATGATAAAGAAAGAATTTTTCATACTTACGATAAATGGGAATGTTATAAAGCTGGTTTTTATAAAAGTAAATTAGAAAACTTATCTCATAAAGATTGTGAGGAAAAGTTTATTGAAATAATGACAAATGAAAAATTATTTAGTAATGCTTTAAATAGAGTTATAAGTGAATGGAAATATAGCTGTGAACATTACCTAACAAATAAAGCAATGAATAGAATTGCTTGGTTAGGTCAAGCTGCAGTTTGTATATCTTCAGGTGTTCCTTCAAAATATTCTACTGCTTGGGGTAAATTAAATGTAGAAGAACAAAACACAGCTAATAAAATAGCTGATAAGTATTTAAATATATGGTTAGATAAAAATAATTTATCAAAAGTAAATTTAGAAGAGGGTTTAAATATTAACAGACAAATTGAATTATATTAATTATGGCGACAAAATTTTACATAAATAAAAATGTTTTAGAAGCATCAAAAGAAAGAATAACTAAAATTTTTAATGATTTTGAAAAATATTATATAAGTTTTTCTGGTGGCAAAGATTCAACAGTTATGACACATTTAGTTTTAGAAGAAGCAAAAAAAAGAAATAAAAAAGTTGGATTATTAATAATAGATTTAGAAGCTCAATATAAAAATACAATAGAACATATTGAAGAAATAATAGAAAAATACAAAGATAATATTGATTTACATTGGTTTTGTGGTGAGTTATTATTAAGAAATGCTGTTAGTGATTTTCAGCCAAAATGGGTTTGTTGGGATAATGATAATAAAAATATTTGGGTAAGAGATAAACCAGATAAGGCAAGTGATTTATCTCAATATGATTTTTATGTTCCTAAAATGGAATTTGAAGAATTTATGGTTTTATTTGGTAAATGGTATGCTAAAGATAAATTAACCGCTGGGTTTATTGGAATAAGATCTGATGAAAGTTTACATAGATATAGAGCGATAACATCTAATAAAAAAAATCTTACACATAACAATTATAAATGGACTACAAAACTAAGTAAAACCTTATTTAATGTTTACCCTATATATGATTGGAGAACTGAAGATATATGGATTTTTCATTCAAAATATAAAAATTTATGTCATAATAAAATTTATGATTTAATGACAATGGCAGGTGTTAAACTAAGTAATCAAAGATTATGTCAACCTTATGGTGATGACCAAAAAAGAGGATTATGGTTGTATCATATTATAGAAAGCGATACTTGGTATAAGCTTTTAAATAGAGTTAGCGGTGTTAATAGTGGTTCACTATACATTAATGAAAAAGGTAATATTAATGGTTATAATAATGTTACAAAACCAAATAATCACACTTGGGAAAGTTATTGTAATTATTTACTTAAATCATTACCAAATAAAATGCAAAGTCATTATAAAGAAAAATTTAAAAAGTTTATAGTTGGATGGAAAAAAAGAGGGTATAAAAAAATACCTGATGAAGCTCCACACGATTTAGAGGTAAAGTGTTGGGCTCCATCTTGGAAAAGAATGGTTAGATGTATTTTAAGAAATGATTACTATTGTAAAGGATTAGGTCAAACACAACCTAAATCTGAAGCATACGAAAAATATAAATCAATTAAATATAAAAGAAAAATAGAATCTGAATTATGAATAAAGAAATCGCAAAAGAATTAAATAAAAAAGCTAATTACATAGCAGAATTATATTCAAATAAAGAAAGGGAAGGTAATTATAATAATGAAAATTTTAAAGTAAAAGAAGCAATACCAACCTCTGACCATACTGCTACTGTTATAATGGAAAAGAATACAGGAAAGTTAGCTGCTTATTTTTTTTATTATATTAATCGCGGAAAAAGCAAAGGTTGGAAATATTTTGTGCCAACTGATTCACATATTACTGGTATG